CTCCCCGAACCGACCGATATGTCGGATTTCGAGAAAGGTATTCGCGACCGCACAAAAGACGCGCTCCTCGAAGCGATGGAAACAGGCGACTGGAGCGAAGCATTCGGCGGCGCTCTTGAAGATGCAGCGCGCCAGGGCCTCAAGAATGCAGTTTCGCAGGGAATAGACCTTCTGTTCGACCTCCTCTCCGATGGCCTCGCATCAAGCGGCATCGCCGACGGGCTTTCCTCGGGGATTAGTTCTTTCTTTTCATCATTTGGCGGCGCAAAGGCCGGCGGCGGTGATGTCAAAAGGGGAACGGCCTATCTCGTCGGCGAGATGGGGCCAGAATACTTTGTTCCGAATGTTGACGGATCAATCATCGCAAATGGAGCGGGCGCTCCGAGCAATGCCTCGGTTGTCGGCCCGGGCGGCGGCGGCGTAAGTGTTCGAGGCGGGGACTTGATTATCCAGGGCGACGCGAGCGAAAAAACAGTCGGCCTTATCAGAGATGAGCTCGGAAACTTTGCCGAGCAAGTTCCCGGCATGATACGGCAAGAGGTGACAGACGGGAACAAGAGAGGGAGGTTCTAAGATGGCGGCGGGTGAAATAATGATCACAAAGGGCCTTAAATCTTGCACTTGGCGGATTGTGGAACGACAGACACAACAATTCTCTCGCAATGGAACGGGGCCAGTCATCGAGCTTGGCGCTCCGTATTGGGAAATCGACTTTCGATATGAGAACTTGAGCCCCGAGAATTGGCGGCTCCTCACGTCATGGGTGAACCGCCGACGGGGCGCGAAAGAAAACTTTTCTGCATATCGCCCCGATAGAAAAGCGCCTTTGTTTAGAGCCGAGGCGAACGACCCCGCCCTCATTTTTACAATTATCGAGACAGTGACGGAGGGGAACAAAGTTCTCGTAGATTATCCTGCAGGTGTTTCGCCATATGCAGCGGTTGGCGATATGGTCGCTTATGACAGCGCCACGGGCGCGCGATATGTTGGCGAGGTTGAGGAGATTGAGGCGGTTTTCTCGTCGCGCACTCGCTTAAGAACATACCCGCCAGCTCCGTTGATGGCAGCATCGCCGAACGGCAATCTCTATGCAGCGACGGGGCTTTTCAAAATGGTAGCGAACACGCTGCAAATGTCCGAGCCTTACACGGTAAAGAAAACGCTTTCATTCCGAGCGAAACAAGACGAGGCCCCAATTGCCTAGACCATTGACGACAGCAGGCCGCGAGGCGCTTAGAGCGGGGCGCGTGTCTATCGCTTGGCTCTTGACGCTCGAGACAGCCGAGGAGACGTTGAGGTGTTGCTCACGGGATGGGGACATCTCGCATGAGGGCCATGTTTACGAGAAAGCCCCCGACAATTGGCGCGTTTCTGGCGAGATAAGCGGCTCGAATGCGCTTGTCCCCGAGCCTTTGAGGTTTGCTTTTGATGGCGGAGAGGCCGATGATGACGCGACCTTTGTCGGGAAACTGTTGGATAACACTTGGCATCAACGGCCAGCCCGATTCATCGGCTTGCTATTGAACCCCGATCGCCTCGAGGTTATCGACACGTTTTTCGAGTGGCGGGGGAAAATGGATAAAGTTGGAACGACCGAGCAAATCGGGGCGCCCTCAATGATAACGCTAAGTTGCGAGGGCGGAACATTCCGAGCTCTCGAGCGAAACTTTTCAACATGCTCGGACCAATCGCAGAGACTAAGAAACACCGGCGACACGTTTTTCTCGAACACGGGCGTTAAGCCGAGCCAACAAATACCTTTCGGCACTAAATGGGTGAACGTGCCAGGTCATGCCGGCGCATCGAGCGGCGGTTCTTATAGCGGCATATTGGGGCAGATATTGAACAAGGGTGGTTATAGTGGGGCGCTTTGAGGATTGGGAGAAAAGGTTCGTCGATATTGGCATCGAGCGCAGCGTTTCCGTTCACGAATGGGGCGTTCACGATTGCGTCATTTTCGGAGCCGATGCGGTTCTCGCCATGACTGGCGACGACGTGGCGAGCGATGTTCGAGGGCAATATGACGGGCCAATCTCGGCGGCTCGCATCATCAAGAAAAATGGATTTGACAGCCTCGGCGATATGATAGCCGCGCGCCTTCCTGAAATTGATGTCGCCCTCGCTCAAAGAGGGGACGCCGTGCTATGCGATGGAGAGGATGGAGAGTTCGTCGCCATCGTAAACGGTCACACATGCGTCGGCCCCTCTCGTTTCGGGTTGGTTCATGTTCCAATCAAGAGCGCAACTCGCGCGTTTAAGGTGGGTTAAATATGGCCGAGGCCGCAATCGTCGCAGCAAAAGCCGCCGCTGCATGGCTTGCAAAAGAGGGCGTTAAACAGGCGATTGTCAAAATCGCCCTGCAGGCCTTAGCGGCGGCGGTCATTGGCGCGGCGACATCAAAGTCAAACGCGCCTCGCCCTCAAGGTACGCTTATCGACATGGACCTCGCCTCGGATGCGCCTCGGCGTGTTCAAATCGGGCGGCGAGGGAATGGCGGCGTTCTCGTCGATTGGTTCACCTCGGGCGCTAAGAACGAACGCCTTTATCAAATCATCTATTTAGGTGAGGGGCCGATGGGGCCTTTGAGGTCGGTCTCCTCGGGCGGTCGTGAGATATGGAGCGGAACGCTCAATCATGGGCAGCGGGTGCAATTGACCGAACTTGGTCAATCCTATGTCACATATTACGACGGGCGACCCGGACAGAAAGCAGATACGCTCCTCAACACGCGAAACGGGGCTTATAAACTTTCATCGGTCGGCGCAGGTTGCGCTTATGTCATTGTTGAGTTGAGGTTTGACACTGATTCGGTTCCCTATCCGCCCGACATGTTTTTCGAGAATGACGGAACCAAGTTCTATGACCGCCGAAAAGACACGACAGCGGGCGGAGCCGGCTCTCATCGCATTTATGACCCGAACACATGGGAGGTTTCGACGAACCCTCAAGTCGTTCTCGATCATTATCAATTAGGCCGCTATCACACGGCCCTCGATGCTCGGCCTCATTTCGGCATCGGCTTGAAAATGGATGAGCTCCCTTTCGATAGGGTTCTCTCTCAAGGAAACGCTTGTGATGAGTTAGTTTCGACCTCGACCTCGGCTCAAAAGCGATATGAGGCGAATGGTTTTCTATTCGCCGACAGAGCGCACAAAGACAACATTCTCGACCTATGCCGCGCGATGAATGCTCGGCCTGCAGATTTCGGCGGTCGTGTCTCCGTCGTATCTGGCGAGGCAAAAGTTCCAGTTATGACGCTCGCCGAGGGCGACATCATTGAGGGCATCCCCGAAACCTATGAGCCTAAACGCTCATGGGGCGAGCTCCTCAGCGGTGTTAGGGGAACATATCAAGACAAGCTCAACAATTACCAGCCGATTGATTACCCCGAAATATCAAATACCCAATGGACCGCCGATGATGGCGGAGAGACAAAGATTGTCACGCTCAATCTTGAAATGGAGACCGATGTCGAGCGCGCTCAACGCTTGGCGCTCTTGTATGCAAAAAGAGAGCGGAGACAGGCGACCCTAACCGGCGTTTATGTTTTGAAAGCGATTGAGCTCGAGGAAGGCGATTGGTTCATTCGGACGGGCGGCAAGTTCGGCGCGGGTAAGGTGTTCGAGGTTATAGGCTCGCCAAGCCTAAACCCCGAAACGCTCTCGGTGACGGTGCAATCCTTTGAAGTTGACGCAAGTGACAGCGCTTGGACCTCGACCGATGCAGCTATTCCCGACACGTCGTCACCAGACGGAACCACGGCAATTCCTCGCATTCAACCGCCGGCGCTAACTATCTCGCCCGTCATCGACATAAGCGCCTCGGGCGTGAAGGTTCCCGTTGCGATATTTACGAACGCGGCTTTCGATGATGAGATTCCGCCGACCGTTGAGATTGAAGTGTTCCCGAATGACGGGACAGGAGCCCCGACAGGCTCGGGGATTGCGCTTTCTATGCCTGCAGGTGCGCTGACGGTCAAAACCTCGCCCCTGTTGCCCTCCGAGGGATATGTTGCGCGATGGCGGGGAACATTCGGCGAGCGTGTCTCCGATTGGTCGGGATGGTCGGCCTTTACGGCGGCGAGCGAGTTCGTCGCGGGTGCAATCGTCGGGCAAGGGCCAGGCGCAACAGCCCCCGATCTAATTTCGTTTGATAGTGCGGCTGGCGCTTCATTGGCTCAAGCTCAAAGCGATATTGCCAGCCTTACGGCCTCGTTAGCGAATAGCGTTTCGGCGCTCGCCTTGCTCGATAGCGAGCTCGACAGCGAGACCTCGAGCCGCATCGCTGCAATAAGCCAAGTTGCGAGCGACCTCGTTCAAGAGGTTGCAGACAGAACCGCCGGCGACGGGTTGAACGCTCAAGCTATAATTGATGAGGCGACGACAAGAGAGAGTGAGGATAGCGCCCTCGCTGGAAACATCACGTCGCTTGATGCGCGCGTCGATGGTGTTGACTCGACAATCATCTCGAACGACGCAGCCTCGGCTGATAGAGACGCGGCTCTCTCGACATCAATCGACGTTTTGAGCGCCGACTTTGAGGTCGCCGATGTCGAGCGTGAGGCGAACTCGATTTCGGAGCTCCATCCCGAATATCAGTTCAACCTTGAAAACAACACGAGTCACGGGTGGGGCGTCATTCGGGCAACGGCGACAGTGGACGGGGAGGGAATGCTAGTCGTTCCGAATGCTGGCGCTTGGGGCTATATCACCAAACAAATAGCGCTAACCGACCCCGAAAAGTGGGATTATGTTGTCGTAAAAGCGACCCTCGGGCCCGAAACGACGGTTCCTTTTGAGCTTTGTTTGAGATGGCTCGGCGCGAACTCGGTGCAAGACGACTTGCTTCCTATCGTTCCGATTGTGCAAACGCATGATGATGAGACTGTTTTCGTTTTCAGAGTTCGCGGAACGGGCTTGGGCGGCGTGTTTTGGGAAACCGAGACACTCATCTCGCGTCTTTTCCTTCATACGTTCCCGCGCATCGCTGCAGACAATTCGTTCACAATCAAAGAGGTCGCTCTCGCAAAGGCCGCGCCGGGCGGCGGAGCGCTCGAGGCTGGCGCTCTCATCGTCAAGGAAGCGACAGCAAGGGCGACAGCGGTCGAGGCGGTGGCAACCGACTTAACGCTCCTCACGGGACGCATGGGAGACGCCGAGGCGGACATTTTGACCGAGGCGACCGCTCGCGCCGATGGTGACAGCGCAAACGCGGCTCTCGTCACGGCCCTCGATGCGCGCGTCGGAACGAATGAGGCCGACATCACAAGCGCCGAGCAAGCCATCGCCGATGAGACAAGCGCTCGGGCCTCGGAAATCACGACCCTCGGCGCCAGCGTTTCAACGAATGCCGCCGAGCTCGATGATGTTGAGGCCGACATCGCCGCTATTGAGGGAGATGTTCAAACGAACATGGCCTCGGTCGGAACCCTCACGCAAGCTATCGCAGACGAAGCGAGCGCGAGAGCGACCGATGTCTCGACTTTGAACGCATCAATCGGAGCCCTTGACGGTGATTTGACAGCGGCGGAGGCCTCAATTCAGCAAGTCGGCGCGGCGGCGGTCGCAGCGGACGCCGCTCAAGCGCAGCAAATCACGACAATAAGCGCTCGGGTTGATGATGCAGAAAGCGACATTCTCGGAAATGCTGCAGACATAACGAGCGCCGAGCAAGCCATCGCAGACGAAGCGAGCGCGAGAGCGACATCGGTTTCAAATCTTACCGCGACAGTTTCGACCATTTCGAGCGACCTTGACGATGCCGAGGCGGAGATCGCAACCGCTCAAGGGGCTATATCAACAAACACGGCGGACATATCCGCCGCCGAACAAGCCATCGCCGATGAGACAAGCGCGAGAGCGACCGATGTCTCGACCCTCACGGCCTCGGTTTTAACAGTATCGAGCGACCTCGACCTCGCCGAATCAGCTCTCGCAATTGCGGAGGCGGATTTACTCTCGGCTCAAAACGACATCAACAGCACACAAGCCGACCTCTCTCTCGCCGAGGCGGCGGTCGCTGCAGCGGAGGCCGACATCACGGCGCTCGAGGGAGATGTTCAAACGAACATGGCCTCGGTCGGAACCCTCACGCAAGCCATTGCCGATGAGACGGGCGCTCGGGCAGCGGCGGTGACGACACTCGAGGCCGAGGTTGACGGGATTGAGGCCTCGGTGACGACGAACGCGACAGCAATCGCCGGCGTCGATGGAAAGCTCGAGGCGACCTATGGGATTGCCGTTGACGGTACGGGCAACGCTTCAATCGTTCTGCTTTCCGATGGTTCGACACTTGGGTCGGCGATTATTCTATCGGCGACCGAGATTGTCCTCGACGGTGATGTCATCATCAACGGGACATTGACGACGGAAAGCCTCGCAGTCGGGGCCGTAACGACGCGGGAAATCCAACAGAACAACGGTTCTCAAAGCATGGTTGACGGTGTTTGGTTCGCCGCGGCTCAATTCAATTTCCTTTCGGTCGGTATCGGTGTCGAGATGCGCGCGAGCGGCATTCTCAAAAATGCAGGATTCAGTCCAGGCGGAGCGGGTACGTTTGAATATAGGCTCAAGCGGGGCGGAACCGTTCTTTTGACGGGAACCGTTCCTCGCGTCTTTGAAAGACAAGACTATGGAAACAATGTCTATCGCGACGAATACACGGGCTTTTTCGGTTTTGACTTCAACGATTTGCCTGCATCGGGGACTTATACTTACTCGCTTGAGGTTCTCATAACAGGCTCGACATTTACATCGGGCGAAACGCTTTCGATTGAGCAATCGTTTTTCTCGGGGCGAGAGTTTAAGCGCTAGGCCTTCCACGATGGACGGGTTCACGCTATAGGCGAAAAAGAACTGATCGGAGAGAATAAAATGAAAGTCGTCGTCGCCTTTATTATTGCCTTGTTTATGGCCCCTCATGCTCACGCTCAAAAAGCCGAACCCGTTCGCGGCATGGCACAAGATGCGGCCTATTGTGAAGCAAATCCCGAGGCCATCCATTGCCTCGCCGAATGCGACGGTTCTCCGCCTAAATGGGCGACATGGTGCGGAGATGAGGTGTTTGACGCTTTCGGTCGAGAGCCAACAGAGTCGGACGTTCGAGGGGCCGACCTCCTCGTTCGTGACGCTTGGATATACCGAAAAGACTTTCGCGACGTGTGGAAAAGTTTCGAGGTCGAAGTCGCCAGCGGCGAAAAGTTTCGCGGGGATTGCGAGGACATCGTTCTCACAATTCAAGCCTTTCTCATCGCCGAGGGCATTCATCCCGACAGCATAGGGCGAGCCATCGTTCACCCTCCGAAAGAGGACGTTCTCGACCATATGGTCGGAATAGCGAACATCGGCGGCGTAATTTGGCTTTATGGCGACACATACGGCCCCGCTCGACCTCTTGCCGAAACGGGCTATCGCGTGAAATGGTTTCAATGGGCGAGCAATGGGCTCGCTTGGAAAGTAGGGAGTATTTGATATGAACAAAGCCGCAAAAGAGGCCGCTCAAAAAGCCGCCGCCGATGCGACCGCAGCGCGTCAAGAATGGGCGAAATCGCTCATCGCGACAACAGAGAACGCGGTCGCCGAGCTTGAGGAATGGATTCAAGCCTTCCCGGATGCTGCAGGAACAGCGGAGGCGGTTTCGGGCGCTCGGGTTTTGAAAACCTCCGTTCTCCCTAAGTTGCGCGCGAATGTGACAGCCGCCGCGCCAAGCGAGGAGGATTAGGCCTTTGCTCCGTTACCTTCAACGAAAACGACGCCTCCTCGCCGACCAAGAGCGAGTCGCGGCGCTTGTTAAAATGCGCCGCAAAAGCGTGAAAGGTTTGACCCTGCAGGATTTCAGGGAAGCCGCTCGCGCGCTCGGTTGTCGGCCCGAGCAACTCAAGGCGTTCTATATCGTTGAGAGTAGCGGAGAGGGCTTTGATGCAAGCGGCCGGCTTAAAATCTTATACGAACCGCATGTTGTCCACAGAAACACAAAAGGCACTCTCACGGGTCGCCTTTTTGACTGGCAGTGGAACGGCGAGAAAATACAAATCCCGCTATCCTATCGCCGGTGGCGCCGCCTTACGCGAGACATTCGCATCGACCCGAATGAGTGGCATCCTTACAAAGAGAGCGAGCAAGGCCAATGGGAGATGCTCGCGACCGCTTACCAATATGCGGAGGGAGCTCTCGCCGGCGCATCATATGGCGGGTTTCAAATCCTCGGCGAGAACGCGACCTCTCTCGGGTATCGAGACACGTTCCACATGATTGAGGAGCTCTATGAGGGCGAGGAGGCTCATCTCGAGGCCGCTATTCGCTACTTAAAGCGAAACAATCTTTTGACTGCCCTCGCGCGATCCGATTGGGAGGCTATCGCCAAGGGGTACAATGGCGGGGACAATTATGTTCAATATGCCGAGAAAATGATGACCGCCGAGAAGCGGGCGAAAGGGGCGTTCGTGTGATGTTTAACCCTGCTTTGATTGTTGCCGGCGTCATGGTCGTCGGAGGCTCTTTCGGCCTCGGCTATCACCAGCGAGGGCAGGTTGAGAGCGGCAAGTGTGCAAACCGTCTAATCGACGAAATGCAAACCGCCTCAAACGTCCTCGACCGAAAGAGCGGAGAGCTCGACCAATGCCGAGGGCAGGTTGAGAAGTTTAACGCGAGCGTGAGTGAGCAAAGCCGCTTATTGCAGGCCGAGCTCAAGAAAAACCGTGAGGCCTCGAAGCGAGCCGCCGAGGCCGCGGCTAATAGAGAAAAACGATTTGAATTGAGTCGGGCGGCGACCGCCGAGGCTCTTGATGCTTTGAGGAGCGCCATTGATGACAAAGATTTCGGCCCTTGTGCGGGCGAGCCTGCTAGTGATGACCTTATCGGCTTGCTCAACGACGCAATCGCAGCCTCCGAGGGAGGTGACAGTTCGGGACGTAACAGCGACTTGCCCCCCGCCGATAGTGACGATTGACCGAAGTTTCGCAGACGAACCGCCGGCCTGTATTGAGTTGCTCGCGGAGGCATCGTTTCGGTTCTCAACGGGTGAGGCTTACGCGACACTAGGGGTAGAGGGCGCTCAAGGCGTTATTGATCGCGACCAATGCCTCAAAGCCGCGCGCGAGTGGCTTGAGACAGAAAGAAAAGCCAGAATTGGAGAGAATGATGAATGATATTTCCGAACGAGTGAGACGAGCCGGGGCCGCAAAAACGCGAACGCCTTGGCGGGTTCGCTTTGAGCAATGGCGAGAAAATGTCTCGCTCTCAACGCTCCTCTTTGTTGCGTTCCAACTCGTCATGTTGGTCGCGTTGACCGCTTACGAGGCATTCAACAGCGCGAGCGGGTGGGAGATGATAGCGCGAGGCGCGGCTCCCTCATGGTTGTCGTCGACATTTGGCGCAGCGTTGACCGTTGGGTATATCGCATACCATCGCAAGGCCTCGGAATGTCATCGCATCGGCGACATGGCAGGGATGAGGAAAGCGGCAATCGTTGCCTTTCTCGGGTGCGCTCTTGCGCTTTTCGGCGTGTTCTCAAACCTTGCCAGCAAAACGGCGCTAACCGCGAACGAGGCAAGCGAGAACAATTCGAGCCGAACGCAAATCATCGCAGATATTCGGCTCCTCGAATCAACCGTCACGCCCGAGCTCATCTCTACGACGACCGCAATCGTCGAAGTGACGGAGCGGCAGATCGCCAGCCTTGAGGGTGAGGCGGTCGGTTGGGGCATGAGCGAAACCAGCCCCGCCGCGTGTGCTGCAGACTTGCGCTCGAGGCAACGGAGCATTTGCAACAGCCTAAACGGTACGGGGGACGGTCAAACGATGGGGCTCCGAAACGAGCTCGCGCTCAACAAATCGGCGCTTGAAAACCTCGGAACACAAGCCGAGCGCCTGGCGGTCTTAAAGAAACAATTGAGCGGCCTCTCACAAATTGAAGGTCAAGCGCATTGGGAGGCCATGACAAAGATTTCCGCCGGCAATGTCGAGGCCTCATCGTTTCGCATTTGGGGAACCTTCATCGCCTCGGCCCTTGTTCTTTTAATGCTCGGGTTCGGATGGGATTCGTTCTGTGAGAAGCGAGAACAAGAGTTCGGCATTGATGCCGAGGCGGGGGTTTAGATATGGACACGCTCATTCTCGTCATGCTCGCACTCTTTGGTCTTGTGTCGTTCGCGCTCGCGACACTCGAAAAGCGGGCTTCATTTGCCTTGAGCGTTCTCGCGTGGGTGGTCGGCATTCCTTGCCTTGCGTTCTACTGCATCGGCCAGCTAATGCGAACCGATGCCTATTCTTTGGTTGAGTGGACGGGTGAGGCCGAGATGGGGCCTATTACACTCATTCTCACGACAATCGGCGTTTCTCTTTGGGTTTGCGGGGGTATTGATGGAAAACGAAAAGTACGGCGGAATTAACCCCGAACTAGCCGAGGCGTCGCCTTGGTTCCGTGAGGTTATGGGAAACGCCGATGAGCTCTTGAGCATTGGCATCGACCCGGCAACAGCGGCGGTTATCGTCGCCGCAGTTCCCGTGACTTTGCGAGTGTTGAAAATTGCCTCGGAGTTCACAAGCGCGATGGCCTCGGATTATGCAGAAAAGCAGCGCCTCAAACGTAAGCGCGAGGAGCTCGAGCTTGAAAGGGATTTTCAAGGTGACGGAAAAGGAAAAATCTAAACTCGATTTGAGCGAAGTTCTCTCAACTATTGTCGTTCTCGTTCTTGTTGGGATTGCAGCCTTTGCTTATGTCGTGAACGACCGCTCTCATCCCGTCATAAGCTATGGAAACACTGCAGATTTCAAGATTGAGGACAGGGCGCCGGGCGAGTGGATAGAAACAAGCATTCCCCTGGTTAAACACCGCGATTGCTCCATCATGCCAAGCTCAAAAGGCCCAATTATTTACGTTCAAGGCGGGGCGGCGGTTGATGGCGTCGAATGGAGCCGAAACGGGCCGCTCCTCGCAGCTATGCCGAGCGTTTGGCAATTAGGCGAAATCAAGTTCCTGTTGCCCGATTACATTCAACCAGGGCCCGCCGCTTTTGTCTTTGAGGCGTCGTTTCGATGCACGTTCGGAGCCATTAGCCATAGGAGCCCCGCGATCGAGTTCACCATATTAGAGAAACCCGCTTCACAATGACCGCAAGGCATGGCAAAACATGCCCTCAATGGTCATTCTCCGATGACTGGCGAGTGTAAGGACCGGCGAGGATACGACGCCCTCGTCGGTCTGATTTCCAAACAGCAAAAAGCCCCCCGACCGTGAGGCCGAGGGGCTTTTTCGTTTTAGTCGTTCGCAGCGACGAGCTTGAGTTTCGGCGCGGCCCGCTTGGCAGGCTTTGCCGCTTTCAAATCGCCTTTGAGGTCTCGAACTTGCTTTCGCAGGTTTTTGACGGTCTCGTCGACCTTGGTCGCTTTCGCTTCCTCGATGCTGGCCTCAATAGCCGCCGCCGTTTGTGCGGTGACGGATGAGAGCCAAGCTCGAGCGAAAAACGTCGATAGTTGAAATCCCGACATCATTAGAAGAATGAGAGCGATAGGGAGGCTTGAGGCCTCCGCCGCTTTTAATGCTTCCTCGGCAGTTTCGCGTTCGACCATGAGGGCCGATCGGTCATCCTTTAAGCCCTCGCGCCGTGTGGCACAGTTTTGAGGGCCGTGTCCGATGCAAACCTCTTGCGAGGTTGGCAGGTCGTCGATGTTGCCTTGAGCCGCGACAAGCGCATTTCGGGCCGTTTCGACTTTCTCGCCGCCTGCTAGTCGCTCAAAAGATGCGACTGCGTTGACTTGCAAACCAGCATCGAGAGCCATGAGGCAAGCGATGATGGCGAGGCCGCTCACTTTTGCCCAGCCCTTAGCGGTCGCCCATGCGGGGGCCATAAAAACGGGAACAATTGCGACACAAAAGGCCAGAACGCCGCCGAGTGTGACAGCGTAAGGCTTGAGAGCATCATCAAGGTCGAAACCTTGAACCGTGAACATCACGCCGAGAACCGAAGCGAGGCCGAAAACGGCGACGATTGCGAAAATCCCGAAATGTGCGAGACGGAACCGAGGAGCTCGCTCGACTTTGTGCGAGCCCTTAGTGTAAGTTAAACGTAGCTTTGTCATGTTGAATCCTCCTCAACTTGGCGGGGCGGGCAAGTCGGGGGAGGTGCAACTCCCTCGACCGCCACAAAGCAAAACCCCTGATTATCAAACAACAGAGAGAACCTCTCTCACTCAAAAACCCCGCTCGATGGCTCGAGGCGGGGCGCTTGGTTTAGACCATTTCGACGAACATCTTTTGTTCATCTGGCGTTAGCGTTTTATAGAGCGCTATCTCCTCGACAAAAACCTCTCGGGGGAGGTGGTTTAGGGTTCGATATTGAAGCCTCATAAAGTTCTCGACGCCCGTCGGATTGACGGTTTTGTCGAGGTCGTGAATGCTCTTTTCATAGCCGCGATATTCCATATTGATTCTGTCCTTTGTTCTCCGATTCTCGATAGATATGTCAACGGGTTTACAATGTCAACGGGTTTACAAATAGTTTTTTGCAGATTATGCAAAGAACGCACTCACAAAAGGAGAAACCCGTGAAACCGCACCTCTTAAACTTCGCCGAGAAATTGGCGATGTCGAGCAACATCTCGCCTCAAGACGCCCTCATCATGGTCGCCCTCGTCGCCGATTTCGTCAATTCTGGCGTGTGCGCCGAATCGCTTGCCGACCATATCCGAGAGCATCCCGCTTATATAAATGTAAGGCATGATTGCGAGCCGACCGCTCTTTTGTGGAAAACGTGCCACACGCCGCCGAGGGTTGACCAATGAGCCGCCAAGCCGAGATGAAGCGCCGCCGCCGCGCAGCCGGGTGGAAATGTGTCGAGGTATGGATTGATCCGAAAACGGTCGAGCGCCTCGATGCGGTTCGCGGGGAGACCTCTCGAACGTCCTACGTCGAGCGCGCTCTTGAGACTGGCATTGAGAGCGATGAAACTCTCGCCGTTCTTTTAGTCGAGGAAGGGAGAGCGTCCCATGTCAACGAATAGAACAATTAGCGCTCTAATGTTGGCCGACAAGTTCGGCTTGAGGCGGTGTTTGCTCGAGGAGGTTCAAGCCTTTGCTATGACGCGGCGAGTTCCAAACCTGCAGACGCTCGAGGAAGCTCTCGAAATGATAAAGCGAGGGCATGAGCCGCTTAATGAGCGAGTGCTTAAATGATTGCGATTGCGTACAGGCTTACTAAAGGAACTTTACTACCTTTGCGGCTATCGTCTCTTGTGTGGAACTCAGACGCACCCGTAATTATAGCGGTAGCAAGGTGAATTGCGTCGCCTGTATCCATCATTTTGAATGGTTGAGACTCGCTTTTCTCTTGATAATAAAAATTTCTAATCTTTCTGGCGAGCCTCACAACATTAACGTCCATATTTTGCTCAATAAAGCGCAAATCATCAAAATTTGAGAAGTAGGTCCTCTCTCTATCTTTGGGCAGTTTGTCTGGCAAAACCTCCAAATGCGTTATTGTGGAAGTCACGATTGCGGCTTCACCTTTATCACATTCATTTAGAACCCTATTGAGGCCACGTTTTCGATGCGGTTGAGACGGCTCGTCTTTGAGCCACTCGTAAAACATACAAGCGTCCCAATAGTATAGCGGCTTATTACCCATGCAATAATCCGGCTATCTTCCCAGAAGGCATTTCCAGATCAGAAAAAAGACCCCGTAAGTCTTGGCTGCTTCTGCGTTCTTGGCCTGTCATAGGCTCTATTTTTTCCACGTCCACGGAATGTGGGTGCGGACTATCACTACCATATTTCAGGGTTCCATATATCCGAACGCGCTTGAAAAGGTTGTCCCTGAGAACGGCTTCTAGCTTTTCCTCATAATTACAAACAATGCGGTTCGCGCCAACGCTAGGGACGATAGCAAAAGTTTGTTGCCCAGAAATGCCATCCACATAGCGCAGACTACCTGTCAAACTACCCTTAGCGCTTCCCTCAAACCAAGAAAACGGCTTCTGTGCAATAATTCGTTCAGAAGCCAAGGCTCTAGCTTTCGCAGTAAAATCCTCGTTCTCTGGGGCAACAAGTTGATTTGTTGCGAGTGTTTCAGGGTTTTCCATGTGAGTTTTCCTCAAGTTGCGAAAGTGAATTATAAAAAAGAAAATGTTTGAAAATGCAGCGGCATAAATGCCTGCAGCTAATCCAAACACGATAAAAAGAACGGCGACAAATAAGCCAAGGATAGGCCCTTTTTTTCCGCCGTTCCCATATAAGATGGAGCACAACATTGAGCCGCCGAACGCCGCCCATTCAAGAAGAATTATAACAATGCTCAATTATCGCCCCCCTCTCTAACTTCATCAGATCGGCAAGGGTGAAACTCGCAACCTTGAGATTCTGCAAAGCAATTAAACAAAGCCTCGCAGTGCGAAAAGAACATGCAATCGTTGCAGGTTTTCCCCTCGGGGAGCCTCATTTCAAGGATTGTTTTATCCATCGCCGAGGCTCTCCTCAATCATTTTTCGGGCTTTAGTGATGACGTGAGTTTTGACACGTTCCTCGCCCTCGTTTCTGGCGATGTCGATGAGCTCACGGCATAGCCATAGTTTAGACGCCTCGGCCTTGCCTAATTTCGGGTAAGCATCAACGGCGGCGGAAACAATATTGACTTGAGACATGTCTCGAGCCTCGCCGACAATCTCAAAGAACTCGCGCCATTCGGCAAAAAATTGAGCGCGGTTTCCGTCCTTGGCATTGCCGATTGAGAGGTTTCCCTTGTCGCTTGTTAAACGTCGCGCGATCATGTCTTACCTCGCTTTAGATAGCCTCGGCAATGTTTCAACCAAACAGGGTCAAAGTTCACAGGCCAGGCGAACCACCCTTTCTTGATGCCGTGTTCATCGCCCTCGATGTCGAGAGATCCGGGGAGATTTGTCGCCGCCTCGCCGCCTGCAATCTTTGCGATGAAATGCGGAGCCTCTCGAGCGACGAGCGGGTTCGTGCATCTAAGATGCGAGCCGCTTTGAGGGATAGTTTCCCCGTGTTTGCAGCTATGACATGCGTTTCTATATTCCATTAGTCGAAATCCTCTCTTTTAGAGATTAAACCGCCACCAATCCAAGCGAGGTAAACGATGTAGTCTTTTGACTCGTCGGACAGAGCAAAGGCGGCAAAGGTGAACGAAGCGCCGACAACTATCGCAAAGAACTTTCCTATTCCCACCGAATGAGCCTCCCTTTGAATGGGAGCGCGTGAGTTTCCTTGAACCAGGCGACGAGAGCCTCCCAATCCTTGAACCCGTCACACTTGGCGAACGCATCAAGAACGAACTTCTCTTTCAAAATCGCGACGTGACCATCGTCGGCGGCGCAAACCGTCATTTGTTCACTTGAAATCTCGATAGAAACCGAGGCCGCGCATATCGGGTCGGGGTCTATAAGTTTTCGGCATGATGAATGCCTCATTCCCGTGTAAAGTTGAAGCGGCTCGCCCTTTCTGGCGTGTCTAGACTTTCGCTCGGCCCGAATGGTTTGTTTCTTTCGGCCATCCTCAACCATCGCCGCGAATTGCTTTATAAAGTTATAGGCGACCATTATCTCCGCCTCGTGGCGAGCGCCCATTCGCGAGCTTGCCGCTCGCAGATCTCAACACTTGAGCCCGAAAGCGCGATTTGAGCGAACTTTTTGACGCCCTGCAGTTCTTGCCATAGCGGAGATGAGGCATCGAAACGCCCCGTGTGAACCATCGCGGCGCCATCGGCCAGCCGCTCAAGGGCGGCTTTGTAACCTTGGTCGATGGTCACGTTCTCGGGGAGAACGCTAAGGTCTGCAGCGATATGGCAGCGGATTGATGCGCGGGGAACCTCGCTCGGCGAGATGACGCCTAAGTCAACAGAGAGAACTTTGAGCGCCCCCGTGATGTCGGTTTCGGTTCCGTCCTCATCGACGAGAAAAATCTTTGTATCTCGCCCGTTTTGAATTGGGCCGGGTGTTTGAATGCGAATATGCTTTCCCATTATAAAGCCCTCGTAGCGTTGTCATAAATCATCATTGCAAAGTTGCCGACATCTACAGCCTCACGGCGTATCTTTTCCACGTCGCGGCAGGCTCCATCGAAGGATTGAATCTCGGTGCGCAACTCAACAAGCTCCTTTTTCAACCGATTAAAAAGAACGCGGAACGTGGCGTCCTTCCATCCCGGCTTGTGGTCGTTCTCGGCGAGCTTGGTTCTCATGCCCTGCATAAACAAGGCGAGCTCTTTCTCATGTGGCCCCGTTCCTTGAGGAGCCGGCGCTAACATCGCAGAGCGAGCGGCCTCGAAGGCGGTTTTCGTGATGGGGTTCGATGAACCGCCAAGCGTAGAGAGGGCGGAGATGCAGAGCTCAAGCGCATCAGTATGTTCAGACATTAGATTTCTCTTAAAGCCATGAGGTAAACATCGGGAATAGCCTCTTGCTCCTCACGTTCGCGGCGGTCTTGCTTTCGCATTTTGACGACGTTTCGCAGCGCCGTGGTGTCATAGCCGAGGGATTTCGCCTCGCCGTAAACTTCCTTTATTTGCTCGGCGACTTCCTTTTTCTCCTCCTCCAGGCGCTCAATGCGAGCGACCGTGAGGCGGAGCTTTTTTCGAACCGCCTCGGGCAGGAATGTAGTTGGTTCTGTCATGGTTCTTTCTTTCGTTGGTTTTGAGCGTGTTAATTTTTGAGCCCTCAAATGAGGGGAGAAATATCAACACGCTCGGCATGGGATGGCATGGGACTAGGTGGGAAAGAGGCCTCCGTCGATTTGGGTTTCGGCTTTCGCGTGTTCGGCATCTTGAAACCCTGCAGCCTCGGCCTCGGCTTGAGCTGCAGCGTGGGCCTTTTCGGCTTCGTCGACCAATGCTTTGAGACGGTGTTCTTTGATGCGCTTGAGCTCGAGCGCGTCGTTTTTATGATCGGCCCAGAAACGCTTGAGCGGCTCGGAGTTGCGAGAATAGAAATCCATAATCTCCATTGATGTCTCGCAGAGTTGCAAATACTCCTCAGCGCGGGCGAAAACCTTGTCGGCGGTTATCATCTCGACCGCGCCGCCCATTTGAAAGACGAGCGGAAACTCATCTTTAGCGCGCCCGATGCGGGCATTCCGAACCTCGGTCTCGGCCTCCTCAACTAGATCGCTCGCGCTGGCGTTAGGGTCGGAGGTTAAGACGTTGAACTCGGCGTCATAACTGTCCCCGTCGGCATAGATGCCGTTCATTGTTTCGGGCCAGCCTTTTTTGAGAGCGATGTTCTCGGCGCGAATAGAGAGCATGTGACGGGGCATTTTGCCATACATGCCACCGAGCGTTGATTTGCCCGAGAACACTTTCTCCCCGCGTTTTTCGGGATGCCATGACCATTCTTTTTCAACGGGCGCGAACTCATCCCAGTAGGCGACGCCGACAACAGGGAACCATTGGCCTTGAGGGTCTCGCTTGTAGCATCGAACGACACATTTCTCGATGCCGAGCGGGTTCGTTTCGGGATGCTTTAGAGCCTCGTTATACGTGAAGCGGGGCTCCTCATCGTCGGGGCGATAGTCGCCAGAACGAGCGGCGAGAACACGTTGACCGCCGATTTCGACGACGACGACCATTTTCCTATATTTCGGTTTTTCAGGGCTATAAACTTGAGCCGAGATTTCCCGCTTCATCGGATTTAGGCCATACATGCGGCATTGCTCAATGAATAGATTGAACTCATCGGTCGTCGTATCTTTTGCGACCGTGTTTCGAATGATGCTCAATTGATTGGCATTAAACGAAAGCGAAGGGGCAGAAATAACATTCACGGCTTAGGCCTTTCGGATGGTGAGAGAATCGGATTTCGGCAAAACCTCGAGTCCCGGAATGGCGGCGTTCAACGCTTCCTCGGCCTCGGATTGAGCCTTGAGCGCCTCCTCGATTGGGAGAGCTCCCTTTTTCCCGTCCTCACTATCGCGAACGGCCTTCATCGCAGCGATAAGCGCTTTGAGCTCATCGGCCTTTTTGATGGCGGCGAGACTCGGTTTCGGGTCTACAGTAATAAAGAAAGCTGCAGGAATTGAGCTCTCGTCAACAATCTCAACGCTCGGTTGACGACGCGCAATTGAGAAAGTTCCCTCGGGCCGCTCGAGTTTCTTTGTGTCGGCGACCATCATCGCTTGCTCAATGATGCCTTTGAGTCGGTTCTGGCGAGCGGTGAAACGCTTTTCGCGAATAGTGAGCTCGGCGGAGCGTTTCTTAATGCCCTCGATGCGCTCGGCGTCCTGTTGCATCGCCTCATATACAAGGTCGAGCGTCTCGAGGAACGAGGTCTCTCCCTCGATGAGGTCAAAGTTCATGTCCTCGTCGTCGGCGAGCTCCTCGGCGAATTGATGGCGAAGGGCTTGAACGGCGCGCGTTTCTCGGTCGAGCTTATAGGCGGCGTTCTTTGCTTCAATTTCTGGTTTACTCATTGGGTGTCTCCGATTGTGTAACTGCATTAGCTTTGCGCATAATGCGGGTGAGTGCTTTCATGTCGCTGCGGGCGGCGAACTTGGCGCTATCACTAGCGCCGCTTAGTTCATGGGAGAGGCCCCGCAATGCCTCCTCTCCTCTCACGGCGTACCTATGGCCGAGGGTTATTTCAAAACCCGTCAAATCGTCAGAAATGAATCGGGTCGCTTTTGTCTTATCGCTCATAATGTAGCCTTTTGCAAGTTGTGTTAAATCAAAATGTAGCGTTAAGGTTAAGGCGTGGTTAAGTATCGTTTGCGTCTTTTTCCATCAAATCGACGATGAGGAGGCGGCGGAGCCATCGGCGCGCATATGCTCGAACGGCCCCGCGCGCCTCGGCCTGATAGATGGCATCGCCCGAGAACATGCTCGCGTCGAGCTCATCAATGTGGCGACGCAAGTGAGGGCAGTTTACGCGATCGAGAGGGAGGTTCATCTCGTCAATTATGCTCTCATTGTCCCAAGGGCGGAGAACGGTCGCGCTATCTTTGCGGTTTGGAAAATCGAGAACGACATGAGCTTGAAAGGCCTCTTTAGAAATGTGCTCATATGGGGAATGGTCGATGTCCTTTTTCTCTTGTCCCAAGGCTGTGTCTTTCACAGCATAGTGAGAGGTTTTTATCTTTCGGCCTCCGTAGTCGTCGTTCTCGTTGGCATAGTGCCAGCCCTCGACATGCCAGTCGCTCAAAAATGGTTTTTGCATTGTGTTCTCCGATGTTGCGAAACCGTCCATCGCAGACGGGCCGTTTCGTGTCAATGTATTCTTTCCGTCTTGGACGGATTGACAATAGGGGCGGCGTTGCAATAGGTCGCAGCATGGCAAATAAGAAAAACCATCTCGCCGAGTGGCGGGAAACAAGCGGTCTCAATATGCGAGAAGCGGGCGAGAAGTTTGGTATTAACGACAGCGGGTTCTCTAAATGGGAAAAGGTTCGCGTTGCCGCGTCCCGATGTCTTGAGGTTTCGGACATCACGGGAATCGCCGCTCATCTATTGCGGCCCGACCTTTACAGGCCCCCGAGCAAATCAACAAAGGCGACATCATCAAAAAAGTAGGATGCGGAGCCGAGGCTCGGGATTGCATTCGCGACGATGCGTATTGTTCGCGTTGCATTCCCGGACATTGGGAGATTGAGGGCGAAAGCGTTTTTGTTCCCGGCTTTGGTCTCCGCAAAATGATAGGTTAAACGATGAAAAAGATATTGCGATCGGCCTTGAGGTATCACGGCGGCAAATGGCGCGTTGCGCCCCGGACTTGTTCGCATGATTGACCAATTCCTCGGCCTTCCCGTTCCGCCATCGTTGAACAACTCGTTCTATCCTCGCAGGGATGGAAAAGGCATGGCGAAAACGACTCACTATAAACAATGGCAGCGGGTCGCTTTTCAGAACATCACGGTCGCAAAGATGCGGCGGGGAAATAGTAACCCGCCCCTGCAGTCAGTCGGAAAGCATTATGAGGTTAGCATCATTTGCGGGCTCAACCACAAAAGCGACATCGACAACATTATCAAGCCGACCCTCGACGTGCTCTCAAAAGCAAAAATTACCCCGGATGACTCATGGTGTGACTTCGTTTGCATTCGCCGGCGCAAAGGACACGACCGAGAAACCATCACCATTACCTTGAGAGGAGAGACGCTTTGAGCGATGAAAAGAAAAGCACAGATTTAACCACAGACGAACAACTCGAGAACCTAATCAGAACGCTTATGTCGCCCGACATATTGTTTGATTAAAATCCGACAGGTTCGGGTTTCGTTCCCGTTGACAGAAAAGAACAAACAAGGCACTCAATAGGTTCATCGGAGAACAATATGACTCCTAAAGAACGAAAACTTTTAGTATTTATCAAAGCGACCCTCGACAGTGAGGGCGTTCCGCCATCTTACGAAATGGCTCGGCTCGAGTTCGGGCTCGCGAGCAAGTCGGGAATTGCCCGAATGATTAGCAGCCTACGCGCTCAAGGCTATTTGAGAAAGCCGACGAGCGGGGAGCAAGGCCGAACGCGAAACACATTCCTAACGGAAAAGGCCGAACGGTTCTTGAGCGGCTCGCCTGCAAAGACAACGCCCGAGGCGGACACGGCCCGAGCGGTTATAAATCAAGTTATAGGTTATTTTCGAGGACGCTCGGCGGCATTGCGACAGAGCGGCAATCCATCGAAAGCCGATTTGCTTTTTGATGAGCGAGAGCGTTTTGAGGCGATGGCGTTCGACGCCTATGTCAAGCCGCTCGAGGTTTAGTCATGGCCCGCAACTATGAATGGCATCGCCATTATCACGCGAGGGCGCTCGCCTCTTATGCGAACATGAGCGCAGAACAAAGGGGCGTTGCCTACACACTCCTTGACCTCATGTATGACAGACAATGCCCCCTCAATGAGAACTCTCGCATTCTCGGCGCTCGCTGCAACATGGGGAAAGTTCGGTTCGAACGGGTTCGCGATGAGCTCATCTCCCTCGGCAAATTTCGCTACACCGAGGAGGGTCATTTGACGAACAGTTTCGTCCAGGACGAGCTTGAGAAAGTGAACACTCTTGCTCGAAAAAATGCCGAAAACGGAAAAAAAGGCGGGCAGAAAAAATCGGGAAAGTCGGGAAAAGGCAATGAAAACAGCGGAAACAGTAAGCGACCGCCTAGCGACCGTTTAAGCAGAGATTCAGAACTAGAGAGTTTTAGCCCTCAAGGGCTAAAAACTCCTCTCCCCGACATAGCGATGACAGCCCTTGAGGGGCTTCAATCGCATGTCGTGAATCATAGAGATTGGAGAATCCTCATCGGCGACATAGTGGGATGGCGAGAGGGTGTTTTTCTGTTGAAGTCTCAATGGGCGATTGATGAGCTCCGCCTCAACCTTGGCAGAGCTTTGAAAGCCGAGGGCCTATCAGTCGAAAGAATTACAGACCAAGCAAAACTAAAAGTCGTCGAATCGGAGAAATCACAATGACAAAACCTTACGCATCAACCACGAAAGTTCCCGTTAGCCAGTCTCAAGCCGAAATTAAAGAAATGTTGAGAGCCCTCGGCGCCGACCGCTTGGCAGTCTATGAGGACCGAGAGGAGAACTATATCGTTTTTGAAGTTCCGCCGAAAGGCGAGCGCCCCTCGATGATGTTCAAATTGACGCAACCTCGCCCCGATACGAAAGAAAAAAACGATCGCCAAGCGCAGCAAATAGAGCGTAGCTTGTGGCGGGCCCTGGTTCTCCTCGTAAAAGCGAAGAAAGTCGTCGGATATGGCCCCGGCTTAACACGGTGCTTCAATCCTGCATGTCAAACGTTATGGGAAGGTTTTGACCCTGAAAGCGTACCGAGTGACGAACATTTGATGTCGTTCGCCGAGCCTTGCAATAATTGTGCTTTTCGTAAAGGCAGCAAAGAACAAAGCGACCCCGCCGAGTGGGAAAAATTACTCGAGTAAGTCGCACATTGGGGAAGCTCTTTTTTCAGACGCAGCCGAAAAGCGTCGTCAATTATGCGCAGACAAAGAGCAAACTTAACGCATGGCGTTAAGACGTTAAGTCGGTGTTATCCTTAAAGGGGTGACATGTCCGTCTTAAACGGACATAAGCAGCGAGAGAGGTTTTCAAATGGCGAGAACATCAAAAACGGTTACGCGGGCGGAGGTCGTCGAGGTTCTCGAGGCCAGCCCTAAAGCCGCGCCGACCCTCGACACGCGCCCGGACCCCGATTGGATTCGGACAAAACTTGACGCCGCGATCGCTCGCTGCATCCCGACCCTCACGATTGACGCGCATTTGTTCGACCTCGCCTCCGCTTATCTCGATGCGGAAACATACGACGCGCAAAAAGCCGCTCGGCGAGACCTAGAACGATATACGTCGCACAGAATACAGGATTACGCTCATTCTCTCCGCCTTGGCGAGGCGATGCCATCGACAAGCGCATCGGTGAGAGTTGGCGTCAAAAAAGGCAATCCCGAAACGATCGCTATCATGGCAACAGTCAAGGGCAGGCATGGCCTCTTTTCCCGATGGGAAGCGGAGGTGACACAATGGTTCACAATCGAAACGGAGAAAAAACCATGACAGACGAATCACAGAAAGCAGGGGTTCACCCTATTCTCGCATCGGCGGTGGTCGTCGCCACTTGTCGCGAAACTCAAGCGAATGCGTATATCGAGCTCGCAAAGGTCGAAGGTCGCCTCGCCGAGTTGCGCCTTGAAGTACCTCGGGCAGAGCAAGCCCTCGAACGGGCTCAAGAACACCTCGTTTCGCTTGCCAATGCATGCGACCCCGATGAGTTGGTCGCCCTGCATCAAGCGACGCCGGTTCCTCAAACCGTCGGTGAACTTGGCGCGGTTCTACTCGACGGGCCGGTCGAAAGTCTTCAAATGACCGCCAGTCTTGACGAGTTGGTCGATGCCGCCGCCGATGACGATGATGAGCAAATCGCGACAGACTTTTCAGGGGCAGGCGGAACCATTGCGGGTTTTGCAGACCACGCAAAAGCAATTTCGGAGGCGGCGGTCGTATCACTTGATGACATAGCCGATGGCGTTTCGGCTCTCTCAACGGCTGGCGCGGAAATAGAGCCCGACACAATCGAGGAGGCGACCATTCGAGGTTATGATTTGGCGAAGACCTCAACTTTCGAAACCGATGACGATATTGTATTAACGGCGGCTCAAACGGGCGTTCCTCTTAGTGACCTCCCTATATTTGAGGACGACAGCGACATTTTTGATAATAATGATTTGACAGTTAGCCAAGAACTCGCGGACGCGGGAAAGCCGGGTGTTGTCGTTGAAACTGGCGAAGTTGAGTTGACTACGACAAAAGAGGGCGTCGCTATTGATGCGTTTATCGGGGAAGTCGAGAACGTAGGCGAGACACTCGCAGCAGCCGGCAATGTTGGCGGTGTTGAGTTTAAGAGCGGCGGCTCGGTCGGCGGGTTAGGTAGGTTCGCGCCATTTGCAGAAAAAGGCTCCGAATTTATAAGCCCAGGCGAAAAGGCCCCGATTGTCGATGAGCTCGACCGCAAGTTCGGATCCGGGCATAAGCCCGAAACCGCCTAACGAGTTACGGGCGAGGGCCTCAATCCCAAGCCTTGAGGAGCGATGTCCCCTTTGCCGCCTCCCTCGCCCGTATTCACAAAAAAATAACTCAAATTATAACTATGGACCGATTATGTCGAAGCCTCCGAAAAAACCCGTCGTTAGCAAAGCGATAAAAGACGCCGTTAACCGCGCCGAGGGTAAACCCGTTGAGAAAGACTTTTCGGACCTCGACGAAGTTTTCGCGGAACCCGATTCCTTAGACGTATCGGCGAAGCCGGTCGCGACTCGCGTTTCTCGAAAATCTCGACGCGAAAAAGCGAAAACGAAGCCGAAACCCAAACGCAAAGGGCCGGGGCGCCCTATTAAACGAACCGCCCTCCTCGAAAAGGCCATCCTTGCCCGAATGATGGGCGGCGAAAGTGTGCGTAAAATCTGCAGTGATGAGAAAATGCCGAGTAGGTCTCTTGTCCATGAGTGGCTTAGTGACGACGCGGCGAACGGTGTCGAGGGTGGTTTTCTGGACCAATACACGCGCGCGATGGAGATTCGAGCCGCCGACATTTTTGATGAAACTATCGAGATTGCCGATGATGATGACGATGATTTCGTTCCCGATGGCGATGGCGGCTTTGCTTTCAATCGCGAGGCCGTACAGCGCAGCAAGTTAAGAATAGACGCGAGGCATTGGGCGCTTGCTCGAATGTCCTCGAAAAAATACGGCCCGAAAGGTGAGCTCGCATTGACGGGCGCGGACGGGTCAGCAGTTCGCGTTATCAGCGGAGATATGAGCGCACAAGAAGCCGCGAACGAGTTCGCAAAATACCTAGAAAACGGAGAATAACATGAGCGTTGAAACACTCGGAGAGCATCCTCAAACGGTTATTGAGTATGTTAAAAAGCGGAGATATGAGGGGGCTTTAACCTCGACTATCGCAACAGAACTAAACGCGAAAGGCGGCGTCGGTGACGGTCGCCAGTACAACAAAGCAACAATCTCGGGCATTACGAACCGGCATATCCCCGAGTATCTCAATGACAAGAGAATAACATTGCCAGGCCCCTTTGAGTTTCTCCCCGAGGGATGCAAACCCGCCTATCGTGTCTAAATCGGCCTTATCCATTCCCCCGCCGCCGCTTTATGTGACGGAAACGAGTTGGCCAGCCGACCCCGTTCCCGTTTACGTGTGGCGACAGCGCACTCTTATGAGGATGCGGAGCGATGCTCGCTTTCGAGCGGGCGTCCTCGAGTATTATCGCGGCAATGCGGAGGCTTTCATTCTGCATTGGTGTGACACATACGACCCTCGAAACGTATCAAAGCCCGACCCCCGAAAGGAGGGCGGGTTTCTGACCTCTCGCATCCCCTTGGTTTTGTTTGAACGTCAAGGCGAGTTTATCCAATTTCTCGAGGCCTGCAGGCTTGGCGGAGCACCGGGGCTTGTGGAAAAATGCCGAGATATGGGAGCCTCATGGGTCGCGGTTGCCTATTCGGTGTGGTTATGGCGCTTCATCAACGGGGCGGCGATAGGATGGGGCTCTCGAAAAGAGGAACTTGTTGACCGCATTGGCGACCCGAAAAGCATTTTCGACAAAATCCGAACGACAATCAAAGGCCTTCCTCGGGACTTTTACCCGCCCGGCTTCAATGTTGCGCGGCATATGAGCTTTATGAAGGTGACGAACGGTCTCGGCGGGGCGTCTATCACTGGCGAGGCGGGTGACAATATCGGGCGCGGCGGTCGAACGACGCTCTATTTCAAAGATGAGAGCGCGCACTATGAGCGGCCCGAGCTCATCGAGGCGGCGCTCGGCGATAACACCGATGTTCAAGTCGACATCTCCTCGGTCAATGGCGTCGGCAATGTATTCTATCGAAAGCGCCAAGCGGGGAAAGAATGGCTCCCCGGCGAGCCTGTTAGCAGACGCCAAGCGGCGGTTTTCATCATGGATTGGCGAGACCATCCGGGAAAGGACCAACAATGGTATGACGACAGAAAGGCGAAAGCCGAGGGCGAGGGTCTGTTGCACCTATTCGCGCAAGAGGTTGACCGCGACTATGCCGCCTCCGTCGAGGGCATCATCATCAAGCCCGAATGGATCAAAGCCGCGATTGATGCTCACATTACGCTCAAAATTGAAATCACGGGCCAGCGCGTCGGGGCGCTTGATGTCGCAGACGAGGGCCTCGACACGAACGCGCTCTCAATCCGAAAAGGGATATTGCTCGAGGAATGTGAGGAATGGTCGGCGGTTGATATTGGCGAGACATCGAGGAAGGCCATCGACAAGGCGCGAAAGCGTGGCCTCATCTCGCTCGAATATGATAGCATCGGGATAGGGGCAGGCGTCAAAGCCGAGGCGAACCGCCTCAAAGGCATGGGAATTATGCCGCCGAACCTCCGCCTCTCCCCTTGGAACGCCGCGTTCTCGCCGCTCCGAGGAGATGAACACCTCATCAAAGGTGACAAGGAATCGCCGCTCATCAAAGATTATTACGCGAACATAAAGGCTCAAGGATGGTGGGAGCTCGGCCGGCGTTTCTATAAGACATGGCGACGCATCAATGACCCGACGTTCATGTGTTCAAATGATGAGCTTATCTCGCTTTCATCGACAATTCCGAAAATCCGAACTATCGAGAAAGAACTTTCGCAACCAACAGCGAGCCTTAACCAAGCGATGAAACTCATCGTCGATAAAAAGCCCGAGGGGTCGGCATCCCCTAACAATGCGGATTCAATAATGATGAATTATTGCCCAATCCCGCCAACTCGGAAAACACGCAAAAGAAAGGTTTCTCGATGAGCGTCACCTCACAACACCCTCGATATAAGAGAATGCTGCCTTCGGTTCAAAAGGCCCGAGACTTCATTCAAAAATCCGTTAAGCGCTACGTTCGGCGATTGCCGGGACAAAAAGACGATGACTATTTGCTTTATAAAGAAGGCGCTTATTACCTCCCCGCCATCGGGCGAACTCAAGACGCCTTTGTCGGGATGATAATGGAGCCGCTTCCTCAAGTGAAAGGGCAGGTCGAAGCTCACAAGCCTTTCCTTGATGATTTAACCAGCGACGGAGAGCCTTTCTCTCGCGTATGTCAGACGATTGTCAGCGAAGTCATTGAGAGCGGTCGCGGGGCGGTTCTCGTCGATTATCCACAGGCCGACGAGGGCCTCACGGTCTCCGAGGCTCAAGCGGCGGGGCTCCGCCCTTATGCGGCGTTCTATAAGTTCGAGGACATCATAAATTGGAAAACGGGCAATGTCGGCGGTCGCAAGATGCTTACACAGATTCGCCTTGTTGAGAGCTATGAGGTTTTAGAGGACGAATGGGACAGCGAGACCGAAGAACAAATCCGAGTTCTTGATCTCATTGAAGGTCAATATCGTGTTCGAATATTCCGCAAAGTTAGCGCCGAGCAAAAGGACGCTCAAACCTCTCAAGCGCAAAAGCAGGCTAAGGCCATCGGCGAAAAAGGAGCGGTCGGAACGGTTCAAAGTGAGGAATGGTTGCAATATGGCGAGGACTATTTCCCGAAACGCAAAAATAAGCCGATGACGGAGATTCCGATTGTCGTGTTCGGCCCTGCCAGTCTCGACCCCTCGCGCGTCGATGAGCCGCCTTTGTGCGACATGGTTGAGATAGCCGAGAGCCATTTGAACGATTCAGCGCTTAGACAATGGGCGATAATGTGGTGTGGTGCGCCGACTTTGGTCATTGCCGGCGGTCTCGAGGATGAGCAAGACGAGGACGGAAAGGACAAAGAGCCCGAACCTATTAAGATAGGCTCATCGGTCGCGATTGAGCTCGGCGAGGGCGGAACGGCGCAGCTCCTCGAAATGAAGGGCGAGAGCGTCGGAGCCATCAAAGAAAGCATGGACGATAAGCGCCGAGACATGGCGGCGGTCGGAGCTCGCGTGTTGAGTGACACGGGTTCCTCAAACATCTCAACAGAGACCGCACTCCTCGAGCGTGTAGGTGAACACTCCGTTCTCTCAGGTATTGCGAACACGGTCGCCGATGGAATGGGGAAAATACTCAAATATCTCTTTGAGTGGGCAGACGTGCCAACCGAGAACATCGCGGTCGAACTCAACACGAGCTTTGTTCCTGCAGGCCTAAAGCCTGGCGAACTTAAAGAGTGGATTGAGGCGGTTATGACGGGGAACATGCCTCGCTCGGTGTTCATTGCCCGCATGAAAGAAAAGGGAGCCGTTGACAGCTCTATGACAGAAGCCGAATGGGCGAAAAAGCTCGACGAGGAAGCCGACGACCTCAGCCTCGGTAACGGTGACGAGCTCGACGACGAAAAGGGCGGAGGCGAAGGCGGTGACGATTAAGATAGTAAAGCCCGAGGATGATGTTCCAATCGACCGCAAAGAGGAAATCTTTCGACACATGAGGCGGCGCATAGATGAGGCCATCGAGCAAGGCGTTGAGATTGATAGTGCCGTTTTTTGCTTAATTGGGCAGCGAAACGGAGAACTAGTCGACTCGGTTGGTTGGGATATTGACGAAACCCGAGAACCGAACACGACAGTCGTTTACGCCGGCGCAACTATCACAAAAACAGGTCTCACATGACTAACCCAAACCGCGATCTCTTTGACGACCAAGTGAGGCGGCGGATATTCCTCGACCGTCACTCACGCGCTCGATTTAAGCAGGTTGAGCGGTTTATTCGAGAGGTTCGCGAGGACATCATCTCGAAACTTGCGGTCGCTCGCTCGGAGAACCGAGAGTTCTCGGTCGCGAGACAGAAAGCCTTGCTCGCTAATTTCGACGATATGCACAGAGAGGTTTATTCACGCCTAAAGGGCGACCTCGATGAGGGTTTCGAGGAGCTCGCCAAGGCTCAAGGCATTTGGCAAGCCGACAGCCTCAAGAGCGTCGATGTTGTCGGGCGTCTTAATGCCGTGAGTAGCGCTCAAGTTGTCGCCGCGGCGAAGTCTCGACCGATGCAAGGGCGGCTCCTCAAGGATTGGTTAAAGGATTTAGAGCCGGCGCATAGAAAGCGCATCGCGGCGCAATTAGCGATTAGTTTCGCCGAGGGTGAGAGCTTAACGACAGCTATCGGACGCATGAGAGACGCCTCCCTAAAGAATGGACGCGGCCTCGAGGCTCTAATCAGAACGGCGAACACGCATGTCGCGAGCGCAGCCTCGGCCTCCGTCTATGAGGCAAACGCCGACATCGTTGAGCGTTACGAATGGCGCTCAATCCTCGACAGCCGAACAACTCGAGTTTGCATGGGCAGGGATGGGAACACTTACATCGTGGGAAAAGGGCCAATGCCGCCGGCGCATATCGGATGTCGCTCGACGACAAGCCCCGTTCTCAAAGACTTCCCGCCGCCGGAACGCGAAACCTATCAAGAATGGCTCGCTCGCCAGCCCGAGAGCATTCAAAACGACATTCTCGGCCCGAACCTCGCCTCGCTTTTTCGCAGCGGCGGCGTAAGCGTGAAAGACTTCGTTGACGACAAAGGGAAGGTTCTCACGCTCGCCCAGCTCGGAGGGAAAACGAAGCCGAGCGCAGCTATACGAAAGAAAGCGACCCCTAAAGCCGCAAAAACGAAAATCACTCCGCCGCCCTCGAAGTACACGCGAGGCGTTGATGTTGCGCAACAGGGCAAGCCAAACGGCCCCGGAACACCGACCGCCGCCAATTATGCAAAGATATTCGATGAGGCTTTCGATGAGGCCCCCGAATGGATTAGAGAGGCCGTGTCTGTAAACCCAGCGCAGCGAATGACATCGGCGGCGAAAGGCTCTTTCTATAGCCCGCTGCAAAACAACCTCAATTTGTTTTATCGAGGCCGAAACGACAAAACCGTCGTTCCTACTATGCGGCATGAATACGGGCATTCGATTGACACGAACCTCGCCGAGGCTTTGGGTTTGAGGCGCTCTCAACAAATATCCGATGAGCTCATCGACGCCTCTCAAAAGGATTTCCTCGCGCTCAACCGTATCAATCGGGCGCTTGCAAAAGAGGGCCGCGCATTCAACACGCGGTATCTCTCGAAAGAACTCATCGAGCGCGAAATTGAGGGGAACAAGAGGTTAGGAGGCGCGAAACCCTCGTCGCGGTTCTCGCATATAGCGAAACAAATCTCGACCGATGGACACGCCGAAACTCAAAGGCTCATTGCGATCGCTATCGAGCGAGGGGATGCCGAAACATTGGCAAACCTTGCTTATAGGCAAATCGTCGGTCGAGGTTCTGGCGATGCGGTCGAGCTATTGGCGGGCGAATGGGGACAACTTGCCGATTTCCTCGAGGCTATCTCTAAAACGAAATACGGGTTCGGGCATGGCAAGAGCTATTACAACCGATTTAATAAGCTCGGGAACGCTTACACGCGGGGACATATGGCGGAGGCGTTCGCGCAATACATCGCTTTGAATGCCAGCCCTCGCCGCGATTTATGGCTCCCCATACTTGAGGCGCTCGCCCCCGAATACATGGCAGCGGCCCGATCTCGGGTTCAATTTGCACTAGACGAGGTTAAGAAGAATGGACGTTCTAAATAGATATTTCGAGGCATTCGGAGAGGATTTCTCCGTCATCGAGGCGACAGATATTGAGGGCGCTTTGAATGCCGCCGAGGAAGCCATAAAGAGAGGCAATCCGTTGACGACGCAAGAGCTTTCGGCATATGGGATTTATAGCGCCCCCGATGGGGCGTTAATATGAGCTTAGGGCAAACCCGCCTTGAGGTCTCGATAAGCGTTGAGACAGAACCGCGCGTTCGGATAGGTGTCCGAATAGGTTAAGGGAAAACACAAAATGGCTATGACTAAAGAAGAACAAGCAGAGTTCGACGAGATGAAAAAATCGGTTAAGAAATTAACCGACAATAACGCATCGTTGAAAGATGAGGCCGCAAAAGCTCGAGACGCCAAGCGCGCCGCCGAGGAAAAGGCGGACGCTGCAGACGAGGAAAAGCGAAAAGCCGAGGAGGCCAAGGCTCGCGAGAACAAAGATGTCGAGGCTCTCGAACGCCAGTATCAGGCGAAAGTCGATGCAGCCGAGGCAAAGCTCGCCACCGCCGAGGAAAAGGCGAGCGCTGCAGACAAACGCTATGCGGACAGCATCTCGGATTCTGGCCTCAAAACAAAGTTGACCGAGGCCGGCGTCAAACCCGAGCTCCTCAATGGCGCGGCGGCTCTCTTGCGTTCAACGAAAAAAGTCGAGGTCGGTGATGATGGCTCAATCTCCGTCGATGGTGAAAAGCTCGGAGACTTCGTTCAAGGTTGGTCAAAATCGACCGAGGGCGCGGGTTTTGTTGCAAACGGCAACGCGGGCGGCGGAGCATCGGGCGGAGAACGTGACAAAGGCGGAGCCGATAAAGGCGGCGACAAGACAGTGAAACCAGACCTCGGCGGCTCAAAGGATGAGCGCGTCGCGGCGATCAAAGCGAACTTTCCCGACTTGGAAAGTTAGAGAACCCTCGAAAGGAAACTAAATGGCTCTCACAAATATGGTTGTATTCAACCAAACCCTCGCCACGGTTACAATTCAAACCCTCGGGCAGATGATTGATAAGTTCAACGCCGCCTCGGGAAATACACTTGTTCTCACAAGTGAAGGTTTTGAAGGTGACTTTATTGAGAGTTCCATGATGGCGGCGCTCTCGGGGGCTCAACGCCGTGTTGACCGCTACTCGAACAATGACGAAGTGTCAGCGACAGACCTCGCCCAGCTCCTCGAGCGCGGCGTCAAAATCGCGGGCGGGTTCGGGCCTATTCGTATGGAACCGGGTCAAATGACTTGGATTCAGAAATCGCCGACCGAGGCCATCGCGGCTATCTCTCTTGCGATGGCGGAGGCGGTTCTCGCCGACCAATTGAACACGGCGGTCGCGGTCGCGGTCGCGGCTATTAGCAACCAAGCGGCGGCGGTTCACGATATTTCGGGCGCTGCAGGCGAGGCGGCGGCGTTCAAATATACCGCTCTCAATGGAGCTCATGCAAAGTTCGGCGACCGCTCGGCCCGTATTCGTGCAACGGTTCTTGATGGCGCCGCATTCCATAAGCTCATCGAGAACAATCTCAACAATGCGAACAGCCTTTTCCGGCAAGGCGACGTTCAAGTCGTGGACATTCTCGGGCGGACTATGGTTGTCACGGATGCGCCGGCATTGCGTGAGAGCGGAACGCCGAACCTCGTCAAGGCTATTGGCTTGGTTGAGAACGGTGTTGTCATCTATGATGGCTCCGATTTCATCTCGAATGTTGAGACGAAAAACGGGAAAAAGCGAATTGAATCGACGATGCAGGCCGATTACACGTTCGGCGCTGCAATCGAGGGTTATTCGTGGGATGCAGCGAACGGCGGAAAGTCGCCATCGGATGCAGACCTCGAAACGGGTTCCAATTGGGATTTAGTCGCGAACGAAATCAAGCACTCGGCGGGCGTCATCACAATCGCCAGCGCCGACGTTTAATTGAGTGAGGCGGGCCTCGCTCGCCTCCTCACCCTCCCTCTCACATAGGAGCCTATTTCATGGGCAAAGACATCATCACAGTTGACGAGACGAGAGCCGAAACAAAGGTCGCCTACGTCAACCACCCAATCACAAAGGCTCAAAAAAAAGCCATCCTTGGAAAATATGACAAGATTCTAGATTGTCGTTTCAATCCCGAGGGTCGCGGCATCGCGAACGTCACTTTCAAAAAGCCGAAAGATGACACTAAAGACGACGAGCCAACTCAAGCCGAGTGGGATGATTTGAAAGCTCGGGCCGAGAATCAAGACATCACGGTTCAAGCGAACATCAAGTTCTCGACGCTCCTCGCCAAGGTTGAGGCCGCAGAGCAAGCCTAAAGGGGCAGAACATGACTTTGACGTTAGGCGTTGACACTTATGCGACAGTAACCGAGGCGACGGTTTACGCGACCGCTCGGGGATGGTCGGACTTTCTCGCACTCGATGCGGCGGGAAAAGAGATCATGCTCATCGAGGCGCGAGAATATCTCGACGTTTCGTATGCGTGGAAAGGTGTCATCGCCTCCTCAACTCAATCTCTCTCATGGCCTCGACAAGAGGTTTCAGACCATGAGGGGCGCGAGCTCGCAGCGGATTTAATTCCGCCGGCGCTTATCAAGGCGCAAATCGAACTCGCGAACATGCGGACGGGCGGGGCCCTGGTTCAATCCGAAACAACGGGCAAACTGCAAAAGGTGAAAGCCGACTCGGTTGAGGTCGTTTTTCAAAGCGGAGGCCAGACAGCGAGCGAGACATCAAAGTTCAAGCCGATTGACCGCATATTGACGGGATTGTTCATTCGCCGAGCGGTCGGTCGAACCCGCAATCGCCAGCTAACAAAGGCCTAAAATGTCCTTACTCGATAGCATTCCCGAAATAGTGAGAGCGACGCTCGGAGAGCTTGTGTTCTCCGATGCGACCATCACTCGGGTCGCCTCAAAGGTTGCGGACGCTCGCGGCGGGTTCGTCGAAACCCCTGCAGAGCCCGAGCCTTGCAAAGCTATCGTCACAACTTATTCCGATTTCATTCGCGCCGCCGGCAACATCGGAGCCGACGAGCGGAAAGTCATCATCATTGGAAAGGGCCTCTCATCTCCGCCCTCTCCCTCGCAGGTCGTCGCGATTGAGGCCGAAAACTGGCAAATCGTTGAAGTGTCTCGCGACCCCTCGGGGGCCGTTTACACATGCAAATCAAAGCGGATTAAGGTTTCATAATGGCGACGCCGAAATCAACTTTTACCTCTCGCATTGATATTAACGGGGCCGAGCAATTCACGGCGAAACGGGTCGTTCGCGGCGTTCGCGGGGCAACGCTCGAGGGCGAACGCATCGTCAAAGACGTTCTCTCGCAGCCGGGCAGCGGCGAGCTCTATATCAAGGGCAGAACGAAACATCGCGCCTCCGCCCCTGGCGAAGCCCCCGCGCCGAATACGGGACAGCTCCGCAACAGTACCTCGAGCGAGGTTTTGCGCGTTCCCGGCGGAGCGACGGGTCAAGTTATTGTCGCCGCCGAACATGCGCTCCCTCTTGAGATTGGGACAGAGACAATAAAGCCGAGGCCTTTCATTTCCCGTTTGCTCACAGAGTACGCGGCGCGGTTGGTTTCGGCCTTTACAGTATCAGCGAAAGGCGGTTCGTGATGGATATTCAAGCCGCAATCCGTGAGAGACTTATCGGGGATGCCGCGTTCGTCGCCCTCGTCGGCTCATATGAGGAAGCGCCGGCGGTGTTTTGTGATGCCTTCCCGCAAGGTTTCACATTCGGCGAAGCCCCTGCGATCATCATAGACCAGCCCTCGCAGGGAGAGAACGACGACGAGTTCGACGGGGAGATATACACGGCCCTTGCTCGCGTTCGTATTTATCACAAACCCGCCTCCTCGGGGGTTCCTCTCGTCAACGCTCGCAATCGAGCGCGGCGGGTTTTGAAAGAATGGCCTCCTCAAGTTATAGAGGGGGCGAACTATTTGGACGCGACCGTTTTCGGGCCTGAACGTGCGCCAACAACGGACCCCTCTCTCGACGGGTCTTTCCTTTCAATCAGGCTAACAATCAGGGAGTCATAGAATGGCTGTATTCGCTAAGAACCCGACCGTCGCGATTCAACACTCGAGCGATGGCGGAACAACTTACATCGACATTCCGGGCGCGAAAGCGTTCGACATTGGTCAAATCAGCGCCGAGGACATTGACGCGACCGATTTCGACAGTGAGGGAAATTTCAAAGAGTTTATCAACGGTTATCTCGAAGCAAACGAGGGCTCTATTCTTTGCAATTATCCCGAAGCACAAGCGGCGACACATACGGCGCTCCGCACGGCTCGCGATGATGGCACAGTCGAGAAGTTTCGCGCCATTATTGGGCATGAGACGACGACATTCGACGCTCTCGTCAAAGGCGCATCGACGCCAGTTCGAAACGGGACGTTGATTGAAACGACCTACACAATCAAGCTCACGGGTGCGCCGACATACGCGCAGACAGCTTAAAGAATGAGCGGCGTCGTAAACGAAACCCTCGCAACAGTTAGCCCCCCCGACAGTCTCGGGCGGGTTAGCGTTGCGTTTCGCTCTCAAACGCTCATCGCTCATATGACATGGCACTCCATTGACGCGATGCAGAAACAACATGGCAAAGACTTTCTCGCGATTGTCTCGAAGGCTTTAGACGTTTCGGAAATAGCCTCGATGTCATCAATCATGGCGCAATGCTGCAGGCTCGAAGGGGAGGCGGAGCTCCTCACTTACGAGGAGGCTCAAGCGATCGGTTTTCCGATTATTGCAATGAGGCAAGCTCTCACATTGAGTTGGAAATGTGCATGGTATGGCGGAGAGATGCCCGATGAGGTTGAGGAGACCGAGGGAAAAAAGCGCAATCCCCTGGTGACATTGTTGTCGCCGCTCTTGAGGGTTCTCTCCGAGCGGGAGTCAAATGGGGCGAGTTCTGGCACTTAACACCATACGCGACGCGAAAAATCGTCAACGCATGGCAAGAGCGACGCGAGTTCGAGTTGACCCTTTGTTATGCGGGGGCAGCTTTAACCCGCGTTAAAGACTTCCCGAGGTCGGTCGACGCATGGCTCGGTCGCCCTCCTAAAGAACAAGAACCCGAGCAAATGGCCGCGAACTTGCGGGCGTTCCTTGGAATGGTGAAGGGAAACCCCGACTATGGCGGCGAGGACTAAAATTGGCGGCGTTTACATCGACATCGGCGGCGACAATGCCGGGTTTAAGAGAGAGCTAAGAGAGACCGAGAGAGAGAGCCGCCGCTCTCATGGTCGAATGCAGGGCGATTTCAAAAAGACAGCGGCGAGCGCCTCGGTTCTCGACCGCCAAGTCAAGAAAACGGGCTCCTCGATGATTGCGCTCGGCGTTGCGGCCGGCGCAGCTCTCGGGGCGTCGGCGGTGATTCGAACGCTTGCCGATTTCTCTCAAGCGATGTCAACGGTTCAAGCGGTGACGGGTGCGACAGAGGCTCAAATGAAGGCCCTCGAGGCTCAAGCGAAGCTCCTCGGCTCGACGACACGGTTCTCGGCATCACAAGCCGCCGAGGGAATGATATTTCTCGCACGGGCAGGCTTTAACACCGAACAAGTTCTCGGCTCCATCACTGGAACGCTGCAGCTTGCACAATCGGGCGGGCTCGACCTTGCTCGCGCCGCCGACATCGCTTCGAATGTCCTTTCGGGCTTCAATCTCGAAGTTTCAGACAGTGGACGGGTTGTGGATATTCTCGCAGCCGCCGCCAATAGCGCGAACACCGATGTCAACCAGCTCGGCGAGGCGCTCAAGTTCGCGGCCCCGACAGCGGTCGCCCTTGGTCTCGACATCGAGGAAACGGTCGCCATAATTGGCAAGCTATCCGATGCAGGTATTCAAGCCGGCCTCGCAGGTCGCGGGTTCCAGTCTCTCGGGACACAGTTCGAGAACCAGCGCCCGAAAATTGAAGCGCTAATCGGTCAATATGACCTCGCCGATGAGGGGCTCGCTCAACTCATTCGCCGCCTCGATGCTGCAGGCATTACGACGAAACAAGTCATTGAGATATTCCGAGCCGAGAACCTTGATGTTTTCACCATCCTCGCGAACGCTTCAAAAGACGGCGCGGGCGGTCTTGATGAGCTCGAGCAAAAACTCGCCGATGCAGGCGGAACCGCCGCGCGGGTTTCCACAATCATGGACGACAATCTCAACGGCGCTCTTTTGTCCACAGCCTCGGCTCTTGAGGCGTTCGTTCTCGAGCTCGGCGCCCTCGGTGTTGAGGATGCGGCTCGAAGCTCCCTCGAAGGTCTCGCCGATTTGTTGCGCCTCGCTGCAGCGAATGCCGATGTCGTCGCCGCCGCTCTCGTCGCCTTATCAATTCGAGCGGTTCTCCCTCTCGCGCTCTCATTGGGAACGACCCTCGTCGCCAGCGCTCGCGCTGCAATGGCTCAAATGCTCGCTCTTGAGGCTATCTCGGGCCGAACTATTGGAACGGTCGGAAAATTACGGATTGCGCTTTCGCCAATGGGCGGGCCTGTAACGCTCGCCATCGCCGCCGCCGCCGCCGCTATGGTTTACCTTGCAACGTCCTCGAAAGATGCGGGCGAGCGGATTGATGAAGCCGCCGAGGCGATGGACAAGATTGTTGGGCTCCGTTCGGACATCGCAGCCGATACGGAGGCGCTCGCCGATGCAAATGAGCGCCTCACGCGCGCCATTGAGAGCCAGGGCGACGCCGCAAAGACGACAGCCGCCCTTGAGGTGCAGGCCATCGAGGACAGGATTCGCAAAAACCGCGAACTCATCGACCTATATCGGACCCTCGCCTCCGCGTCGCTGCAGACCGCCGAGAGTGAGTTTCAAGATGAGGACGCCTCATTCCGAAAGAAGTTCTCGCAAACGACGAGACGGGTCGAGAAAACCAGCGCTCGAGGGGACAGCTATTTCACACGCGAAAAGGTTGAGCTCACGGGCCAGCAAATCGACGCTCGCCGAGATGGCATCATCGCCGCCCGCGATGCCGGCGAATCAATTAGCGATAATGACAAAGCGTTCCTCGAAGCTCTCGGAAAGCGTGAGGAGCTCCGCCGCCGACTTATTGACCAACAGGAAGCATATGACGAGCTCAAGAAAAGCCTCTCGGGGCAACGTGAGATTTCGCGCGATGAGTACGACATGCGCGACAGTTATGACCAACAGAACGGGGAGGGTGGTTCGAGCCGCGGAGGGCAAACCGAAACCGAGAAGCGGGCCGCGGCTAAACGCGCCGAGCTTGTCGCAGTTCGGGAAATCCTCGACCTTGAGAGCGCGCTTGAGCTCGCCAAGGCTCAAAACAATGTCGCACGGGTCGCGGCTCTTGAAGATGAACTCGAAATCCGTTCTCGCATTGCGCGCTATTCAAAGGCGGGGATTGATGACGCGAGCGCAGAGACGCGGGCGAGAGCCGAGGTCGCCGAACTTCGCAGACTAGAAACCGACCGCATCGAGCGGGCTCTTGAGATTGAAGGTTTGAGACGTGAGCTCGAAATCGCAAGCGCCGCCGATGAGGTTCTCAAGTCGCAGCAGCTCGAAACACAAATCCTCATTCTCGAGCGAACGAACGAGCTCCTCGAGGATGGCGTCAATTTAGTCGATGCTCAAAAGCAGGCCTATGAGGAAATCCGTCGCCTACGCCAAGCCGAGGGGCAAGGGGCGCTAGGCGATAGCCCGAACCCTACGCCAAACGCGAAGCCTGGAGGCATTCTCCCCGAACCGACCGATATGTCGGATTTCGAGAAAGGTATTCGCGACCGCACAAAAGACGCGCTCCTCGAAGCGATGGAAACAGGCGACTGGAGCGAAGCATTCGGCGGCGCTCTTGAAGATGCAG